TTTATATAATATTAAAAATATGAATTTAAATAATTACTTTTGGTTTTTCAAAAGTGCTTTAACACCAAAATTTTGTGATGAAGTTGTTAAGTATGGAAAACAACAATTTGAACAAGTTGGATTAACAGGAGCTATACATTCTCAAAATAGGGATTTTGATAAAGAGCCAATTACAAAAAAAGAAATAGAGATTCTTAGAAAAACAAGGGATTCAAATATTTCTTGGTTATCGGATAAATGGATATACAAAGAAATCCTTCCTTATGTTGAAAAAGCTAACATTAATGCAAATTGGAATTTTGAAATAGATTCTTTTGAAGAATGTCAATTTACTAAATATGGAATGGGTCAATTTTATCATTGGCATAGAGATTCTAATAATGAACCCTACAATAAACCAAATACTAAACTACATGGTAAAATAAGAAAATTATCAGTTACTTGTTCTTTATCAGATCCAAGCGAATATCAAGGTGGCGAGTTAGAATTTAATTTTAATGAACCTGAAAAATCAAAGAAATCAAATTTATATAAATGTAAAGAAATATTACCAAAAGGATCCTTAGTTGTTTTTCCAAGTTTTGTTCAACATAGAGTGTGCCCAGTTATTAAAGGAACAAGACATTCATTAGTAATATGGAACACAGGAAATCCATTTAGATGAACTTGATTATTTTATATTAAAATGTTATTAATTTCTAAGAAATCATGAAAATAAGTTTTAAAAATAAAAAATACTTTGTTTGTAAAAAAGTTCTTTCAGAAGAAATGGCAGATTTTTTATATAAATATTTTCTATTAAAAAGACATGTTGCTAATACATTGTTTAATGAAAGATTTATTTCCCCGTTTACATCTTATTTTGGAAGATGGGATGACCAACAGATTCCAGATACTTATTCTCATTATGCAGATATTGCAATGGAAACACTTTTAGTAAAATTATTACCTAATGTTAAAAAAATTACAGGTTTAGATTTAACTCCGAATTATTCTTATGCTAGAATTTATAAAAAAGGAGATATTTTAAAAAGACACAAAGATAGATTTAGTTGTGAAATATCAACAACCGTTGCATTAGGTGGAGACCCATGGCCAATTTTTATAGATCCAACTGGAACTAATAATGTCATTGATGAAGGAAAAAATATTATAAAATCAGACGCTCCAAAAGGAATTCAAGTTAATCTTAATCCAGGAGATATGCTTGTTTATTTAGGATGTGAATTAGAACATTGGAGAGAACCTTTTGAAGGAAAAGATTGTGGTCAAGTTTTTTTACATTACAATAATAAAGATACTCCAGGATCTGATCAAAATATATTTGATAAAAGACCTCATTTAGGTTTACCCGCTGATTTTAAAAAATGATAGATTTAGAACAAAAAATAAACGAACTACAGTTTAAAATAACAGAATTAGAAAATAAACTTATGATGGAAACTATGGTTAAAAAATCTGAAGTAGAATTAAATAAAGAATTATTAGAAAGAGCTGAAAAACATGAGCTACATATTGAAACATTAATTAAAATTAATGAAGAATATTCTAATACAATATCTAAATTAAGATTACAGTTAAAAAATTTACTTTTTAAAAATGTCAGTACATATTAAAGATGTTTTTAAAAGCTAAAAATGAATTAATATTTCTTGAATATGATTTTTTAAATGAAAAAGAGTGTAAATTTTGGTTTGAAAAATCTCCAAAATTAAATAATTATTCTTCTTGGGAAGAAAGAACTGTGGACATAACAAAAACAGAAATTGTAAAAAAAGTACAAGATTTTTTTAAAAATAAATTAAATTTATCATTAAAAATAAGACAGGCACAAATACAAAATTGGCATGAAGGAAGTTTTAGTAATTTACATGTTCATAATGTTGGTGATAGAGAAAATACAAAATTTAACAGTTTAATTTATTTAAATGATGATTTTAAAGGTGGAGAATTTTTCACTAAAAACGGCATAATTATAAAACCAAAAAAAGGATTACTTACATTATTTAATGGATCTAAAGTTTATCATGGAGTAAATAAAGTTCTTAATAAGGATAGAATTACATTAATATTTTGGTGGAATAAATAAATGTTGGTAGATGATAAAGAAATAAGTAAAAAAAGAATTCTTACTTGTTTAAAATGTGAACATTTAATACCTTTTTTAAAAGTTTGTAATATTTGTAAATGCCTTATGCCATTAAAAGTTAAAATAAAAAAAGCAAAGTGCCCCGAAAATAAATGGTAAAAATAATTAAAAGTAAATATAAAGTTATTGATAATTTTTTACCAAAAGAAAATTTTTTAAAAATTAAAGAAAATTTATTAGGAAAAAATTTTCCATGGTATTATTTCCCTGATATTTCTTTTATAAATAAACCTAGTAAAGGTCCTTTATTTTATATGCAACATATATTCTATAACCGTGAACCAAATAGTGGTTTTTATGATCTTATTAAAATTAATTTATTAAACTTTATAGACATTAAATCTTTAATAAGAGTCAAAGCTAATTTATATCCGAACCAAGGAATTAAAAAAATGGATGAAATGCATATTGATTATAAATATAAACATAATGGAGCTATTTTTTCAATCAACACAAATAATGGAGGTACTATATTAAAAGATGGCACTAAAATTAATTCTGTTGAAAATAGAATATTATTTTTTAATCCTTCAGAAGAACATGATTCTGAAAATTGCACTGATGAAAAAACTAGAATAAATATAAATATTAATTATTTTTAATAAAATAATGGAAAATACTTTAATTTTATTTCCAATTAAAATAAAATTTTATAAAAATTTCTTAGAAAAACAAGAAATTAAAAATATTTTAACAAAAATTAAAAAATACAAACATATTAATCATGGAGCTTTAAAAGGTGAAGCATCTTCAACTCATAAGTTACTTATAAATTTTTTAAAAGACTCTGAGGTAGAGAGTAAACTTAACACTGTAATAAAACAATATTCTAAAATTTTAGGAATAGAAGATCAAATAATTTTTCATTCATGGACTAATATACAAAAAAAACATAGTAAATTAAATAAGCATAGTCATGCAAATAGTCCAATATCTGGAGTGTTGTATTTAAATGTAGATAAAGAAAGTAGTAAAATATATTTTTACAATCCAAATCCTTATATAAATGTAATGAACATAAAAGATAGTAATGAATCAAATTATGAATATGTCTATTTTCAACCAGAAATTGGAGACTTAATTCTTTTCCCTGGATGGTTATTACATGGATCTAATGATGAAATAAATAAATCAAAAGAAAGAATTGCATTAAGTTTTAATACAATTGATAAAATTAATTAAAAATTATACTTCAATATCAAAATCAGGATGTATTTTCCATCGTTGATTTTCTTCATCCCAAACAGAATAAGGTTTATATCCGACAAGTTCAGGTGGATTAGTTGGATAAGGAACTGGAGATTCGTAATGACCTGTAGAATTATTTAAAATCCAAGATGGAAAAGGTTTTTTTGGTATAAATAAATTTAATTCTTTATTATAAGTATCTCCTATTATTGCGTAATGTCCTCTAAAATTATTATTATAAGAAGTCTGTACCCATTTAACACCATTACTAGAAAAAGGTACCACTGTTTTAAAATGTTCTGCCGCTTGTTCTGATTGTTCTCCACCATTGTTAGCTATATCTTGGTTACAAGCAACCACTATTCTTAATACTACATTATTTTCATCTAATTCAGCAAAATGAGCCATATTAATTTTGTTTTATTGATCCGCTGACTGTAAAAACAGCAGTTTTACTTCCATCGGGATTTGTTACTAAAGTGTTTGTACCAGGAGCTAATGTAAAGTTTTCTTTACTAGCATCTGCTGCTGGAACTCTTATTAAAACTATTCCAGATCCTCCATTATAAAATTGGTCAGCACCTCCTCCACCTCCTCCACCAGTATTAACTGTACCTGGTGAACCTGCTGTAGGTCCTTGCGGTGGAGCACCACAATTAGCAGAACGACCAAAAGCTTGTCCATTTCCTCCTCCGCCATATCCTCCACTAGGAACTGGAAGTGTTGTCCCTGCAGCAAGTCCTCCTCCTCCTCCTGCAAAATATCTTATTGTTGGACTTGGTCCTGGAGTCCCATATGAAGCAGGAACGAAATCAGTAGGTACACCAGATCCATTTCCGCCAGCTCCAGCTCTTCCAAGCGGAGATCCAGTTACTGTTGCACCAGCTGATGAGGCTCCTCCGCCTCCTCCATTAGTGTCTTCACAGAAAACACCATATCCTTCTCCATTTCCACCAGGATTTCCCTGTGATGGACTTGTTGGAGGACTATTCCCTGTTCCTCCAGTATAATTTGTTGCTGTTGCTGTTGGAAAAGTTATAAAGTAACCTCCTCCCCCACCAGATCCACCTGGCGCAGCGTTAGCTACACTTGGACCTGCACCACCTCCAGTTGAAGTTATTGTTGAAAAAATTGAATCTATACCATTTGTTCCATTAGGACTAGCGGGTGCTCCAGCACCTATAGTAACTGGAACAGTTACACCTTTTGCTAATGAAATTTTTGTTCCGCCAGGAAAAGAAGTTCTATAACCACCTGCTCCTCCTGCACCATTGCCAGCACTTCCACCTCCTGCAACTACTAAATAATCAACTTCTATAGCTGGTGCTCCAGCTGTAAATCCAAATCCTTTTGCAGAGGCTGCTCCACGTGTTGAGTTTAAAGGCATTCTTTCTTCTCCTTATTTAAATTGCGTTATAGATGCTAATACTACGTATGTTGATGCTGCTGTTTTTAATGCTGTGTATGAGTACACATCTGTTGATGAAGCATTTCCAGCTGTTGGAGCGGATCCACCTTGCCAAATTGCTGTAACAGTTGTTCCATCAATTTGAAGTACGTTGTTGTAATATGTTGTGTTGCCTTGTTTTGTGATTAATGCAACTGTTGCAGATTCACCGGTATTTAAAGCCGCGTTTAATGCAGTTGAAGCATTTCCTCTTAAGTTAACTGTAAAGTTTGCACCTAAGTCAACGTTTTGAAAATAAACAGCTTGAGTAAGTACATCATATGTAAATGATGTTATGAAAGTTGTAGAAATTGTTGCACCTTCAAATACACCAAATATTTTAGTTTCACCATTTGCTGTAATTCTTCCAAGATCGCCTTTTGGTGTTAATGTAATTCCAACATTTGTATCTCCACCTGTTGCAGAAATAACTGGGCTTGATCCAGCTGCAGCGTTAGCTATTGTAATTTCGTTTGTAGCTGATGCAGTTGTTGAAAATTTAATTTGCTCATTACCATTTTCATCACCAATAAAATTAGCATTATCTATTAAAATATTTTGACCATTTGCATCTAAATTTGCAGATAATTGTGGAGCTGCATCATTAGATAATTTTCCAATGTTAGAGTCTACAACATCTGTTCCATTTAAATATAGAATTTTTGTTCCTTTATCTGTCGCAGAGAAAGTAACTCCTGTTTGACCTTCAATTTTTACTGTAACAGTAAAAGCACCTACTGTACTATTTCTAATTACATAAACTTTATTTGTAACACCAGAAGCAGTAGTTATAGTTACTGTTCTATTTCCTGTAATTGTTCCTGTTAATTCTAAAACAGCGTTTTTACCATTTGATGTTAAACCATTTGAAAAAGTTAAATCTGTATTTCCAACACCACCTGCAATAGATATACCAGAATAACCAGCAATTGCTTGTTGAAGAATAACTAAATTTGTATTTGTAATATCACCCCATGTACCAGCGTTTTCGCCAGTTACTTGTATCTCTAGTTTGAGGTCTGTAGAATAACTTGATGCCATAATTTTAATTCCTTATGTTATATATTATTTAATTTATGCGGCTGTGTCAATCTCTGTCCAAGTTGCATCAGTTCCGGTGCTTATTTCAGTCCAGATTTGATTATTTATACTATTTAACGCTATAGTCAATCCATTTCCTGTAACTTGAATAACAGAATTACCACCAGCAAATACTGTTCCTAAAGATGTATTTAACCTTAATCCAGTAACACTTGCAATAGTATTAGCATCTCCTATAGCAGTTCCTTGAGATATGTTTATTTGTTGACCTGTTAATGTAACATTACCTGTTCCAATAACTACTGTTCCAATAGCTAAACCAATAGTTATTCCAATACCAGTAACTGTAGCATCTGGACTTGGATCTACTTCACCTTCTGCAACATTTAATTGTTGCCCTGTTAAATCTACATTTGCATTAGCTAATGGAGTTACACTATTTAATGATAAATTTAATTGTTGACCAGTAACTGAAGTTATTACTGAAAGTCCATCGGAGTTCCAATCATTTTGACCCCAAGTAAGTCTTCCCCATCCTGAATTGATTTCAGCTAGGACTGTTACACTATTTAAAGATAAATTTATTTGTTGACCACTAACTATAGCATCAGGCGATGCATCAACATCTCCTTCAGCAATATTTAATTGTTGACCAGTAACATTTACTATTGCTAATCCAAAAGCTTGAACACTATTTAAAGAAGTATTTAACTGTAAACCAGTTACGCTTATTAATGAAATAGCATCAACTGTTACTGAATTTTGAGAAATTGTTAAAGGATTAGATCCACCAAATGATTTTTGTCCCCATGAAAGAGATCCCCAAGCTTCATTTCCTGGTGATGTTACTTCAACATTAGAATTTAATATTCCACTCCATGCGAGAGCACCCCAGGTACTATCATTCCAACCGTTAGCCATAATAGGTTACTCCTACTATGCGTTGCCGATTCTTAGAATAGCTGCTGATGTTGTGTCTGCTGGAAACTGAACTGTGAAAGTTCCAGATGTTGCTGTTTTGTCAGCTC